CAATTACATGTTATAATATAACTATATTTGAAAAAGGAACTATATGAAATTTAATGAATTACAAAACATCAATCAGTTGACAACATATGTTGAGAGCACATACTCTAAACATTATGCTGCTCCGAATGGTGTACAAAGTATGGATCTGATCTCTGCTTCAGGCTTAGGATTAGATTTTTGTCTTGGCAATGTATTAAAATATGCATCAAGATATGGTAAAAAGAATGGAGCCAATCGTGAAGATCTTATGAAGATCATGCACTATACTCTACTTGCAATTAATGAACATGACTTAAAGGAGTCGAATAATGAAACTTAGTAATGAAATAAAAGATGTATTGAGCAATTTCCAGTCGATCAATAGCAATATTGCTCTTGGCGAAGAAGGTGGATTTATCCGAACGATGTCCACTTCTAAAACACTTATGTCGAAAGCTAACATACCTTTTGATGCTCCATATCCATTTGGCATATATGACTTAGGTGAATTCCTAGCTTGTCTTAATATGTTTGATGATCCTACATTGTCATTTGATGATGATAAGAAGTTTGTAAATATCACTGATGGTATTACAGCATTTAAATATTACTTCTCCGATATCGACATCCTGACAGTTCCTACAAACGATATTAAATTAGATTGCGGTGATCTAAAGTTTACACTCACGCATGATGAATTAAACCAATTACGTAAAGCTTCGTCTACTCTTAAAACTAGTTGGCTAAGTATACGTAAAAACCCTGCTGCGATGTTTATCGAATGTGTTATTGTTGATAAACAGAATCCAACTTCAAATCAATTTACAATGAACGTTGCGAATTGCAGTATAAATACTGATGCTGAATTTGATTTTGTGTTTGACATAAACAATTTCAAATTTAAACCTGCTGACTCTTATGAGTTTGGTATTGATAAAAAGCAGGTAGCATTAATTAAGGCGGGTAACACAGACTACTGGGTTGCTCTTGATAAAACTACAACATTTAAGGAATCGTAATGGCAAAGAAAGAAACAGCTCCAGAAACTGTAGAACAAGCACCTGTACCTCAAGGACAGGGACTCAACCTAAGTGACATAAGATCTTGCGTTGCAATAATTGATATTGTAACTAAGCGTGGTGCATTTGAAGGTGCCGAGCTATCTGATGTTGGTGCAGTACGTAATCGTTTAGAAGGTTTTCTAAAAGCTGCAGACGAAGCTCAAGCAGCTAAAGTAGCAGAAGAAGAAGTAGCTACTGAAAAGTAAGTATGTACTTTTGACAAAAGCATGGTATAATAGTACCATGCTTATTATATTATGAGGTGTATGTGAAAGAATTTTTATTCGTAGAAAAGTATAGACCACAAACCATTGAGGATTGCATTCTCCCTGAAGGCTTAAAGGAAACATTCCAAAAGATAGTCGAGAAGGGAGAACTCCCCAATATGATGTTTACAGGTTCTGCTGGTGTAGGTAAGACTACTGTAGCCAGAGCTTTATGTAATGAATTAGATCTTGACTATATGTTAATCAATGGATCAGAAGATGGTAACATTGATACATTACGTGGTAAGATCAAACAGTTTGCAAGTACTGTATCACTTCAAGGTGGACAGAAAGTAGTCATACTCGATGAGGCTGATTACCTAAATCCACAATCTACACAACCTGCATTGCGTGGGTTCATAGAAGAGTTCTCTTCTAATTGTAGATTTATATTAACTTGTAATTTTAAGAATCGTATTATTGATCCTCTTCATTCAAGATGTTCTATATATGAATTCAACTTAGGAAACAAGGCAGAGATGGCACAGGCATTTATGGCTAGGCTTCAATTCATTCTTGATTCCGAACATATTATATATGACAATGCAGTAATTGCAGAACTCATTATGAAATACATACCAGACTGGAGACGTGTCATTAATGAATGTCAAAGGTATGGCATGAGTGGTCATATCGATACCGGCATTCTTGTTACTCTATCTGAGACAAGTATAAAAGGATTGATGGAAGATCTCAAAGCAAAGAACTTTAAGAAGATGCGTAAGTGGGTAACAGATAACATTGACGTAGAATCAACAAAGTTATTTAGAATGATTTATGATAACATGACAAGCTATGTAGAACCGCAGAGTATTCCTCAAGTAGTTCTTATATTAGCAGACTATTCTTACAAGGATAGCTTTGTTGCTGATCATGAATTAAACGTAGTGGCATGTATGACTGAGATCATGTCCTCAATCAAATTCAAATAGGAGATTTATGTTACAAGAATTTGCAACTTATGCACAGATAATTACAGCCTTTGGTGTAATATTCATTGTGTGGCAATTAGAAAAAGCAGGTAGACTATTACAATTAATGAGTAAATTTTTAGCGGAGGCAGTAGAAGAACATGACAAAGTACAGTAATGTAACACCATATAGAGAAACTAATAATTTCTTTGCATCACCAACTCTTTATGAGAATATACGAGAGTTTTTATTAGAGGAAGTAATTGAAGTTTGTTTTACTAAAAAGAATGGTGATGAACGTAAGATGAGATGCACACTTATGTCTGAACATATTCCTGCCACAAATGCACCAATATTAAAAGAAGAATCTGGTGTAGTGGAGAATAAAGATTACATGAATGTATTCGATGTTCAACAACAAGGATGGAGATCATTCATTGTTAAGAATGTTAAATATATAAAAACTAATTTACCTGATCTGCCAGCAGAGATTTCTGCAAGAAGACGGGCAATTGATGGGTTTAGTGAGTGAATCCATTTGAATTAATTAAATCTATATCCAACGATAAGAAGGATATACTTGAGAATGAGAAAGATTACAATGCCTTTATGGTGAATCGTGGTCTATCTTATTTCCCTGATACTGTTATATACGCTAACGAAATGAATAAGTTTCACCATCTGGATGGCCGCCTTCAGTATCAGTTTCTTATAAATACTATTAGAAAACGGAATCGTTTTTCTAAGTGGAACAAATCTATTGAATCTGAAAATATCAGTGCTATAAAGCAATATTATGGTTATAGCAATGAGAAAGCTCGTGATGTACTTCCGCTTTTAAGTAATGAAAATCTTAAAACAATAAGAGGAAGAATACAGCATGGCGGAATTCAACGATGAACTGGTAAATTGGAAACCAGAGATGATGTTAGAGGTTACATTGGCAGAACCCGACGATTTTTTAAAGATACGTGAAACTCTCACTAGAATAGGCGTTGCTTCAAAGAAAGATAATAAGCTATATCAATCATGTCATATACTACACAAACAAGGTAGATATTTTATAACTCATTTTAAAGAGTTATTCTTATTAGACGGTAAGCCTTCTAATCTAACAGAAAATGATCTAAAGCGTAGGAACACAATTGTCAAACTAATGGATGATTGGGGATTACTTGAGACAGTAACACCAGTAGGTGAAGTCGCAGCTTTAAATCAAATCAAAATTATTTCCCACAAAGACAAATCTGACTGGGAACTATGTCCAAAATATAATATAGGTATTAAATAAAACCTGTATAAATAAAACTGAGTATGCCGAAAGGGTATTCATTTTTTTAACCTTGCTATATATAGGAGGTCATTATGACAAACTTAGCATTTAACTTCCCAAGGGATACGTTCTTGGGTTTCGATCAACTTTTTAATACATTACAGAATACTAACATGGAGACCGTTCGCGGTGCCGGATATCCCCCGTATAATGTAATTAAAAGAGATGATGGTCACTTTCTAATCGAAATCGCTGTTGCGGGATTTGGTAAAGAAGATATTGATCTAACACTTGAAAAAGGTGTATTGACAATCACTGGAAAGAAAAAATCTGGTGTAGATCAAAGAGAATATGCACATCGTGGCATTTCTCAAAGGGCGTTTGAAAGATCATTTACTTTAGCTGACACACTCAAAGTTGTTGGTGCCGATATTGTAGATGGTATGCTTGTAGTTATTTTGGAGAACAATATTCCAGAAGAAGACAAGCCTCAAACAATCAATCTAGGTGACCTGCCGAAATCAGCGAAGAAGCTGTTACTAGGCTAAATACTAAGGAGCACATGGCATATTCAGACAAAGTTTTAGATCATTACGAAAACCCACGCAATGTGGGAACGATGGATCAACATGATCCTAATGTAGGTACTGGTATGGTAGGTGCTCCTGCTTGTGGCGATGTTATGAGACTACAAATAAAAGTAGAAGATAACATGGTTACAGATGCAAAATTTAAAACATATGGGTGTGGATCAGCAATTGCTTCAAGCTCATTGTTAACCGAGTGGGTAAAAGGTAGAACGGTAGAAGAAGTTCAAGCAATTAAAAATACTGAAATTGTTGAAGAGCTTCAGCTTCCACCAGTCAAGATACACTGTAGCGTATTAGCAGAAGATGCAATCAAGTGCGCAATCAAAGATTATATGAATAAACAACCAAGGAATCACAGATGAATGAAATTAGATTAGTTCGACTCACGTCGGGTGAAGAGTTATTATGTAAAAAGACAAACGAATCAGGTTTAACAATAACAGTAACAGATGTTGTTGCTTTAATTCCTACAGAGGAAAGATTAGGATTTATGCCTTATTTACCATACGCTGAAATAGAACAGCTAGTAATCAAAAAAGATCACATCATGTTTGATCTTAAACCAACACAAGAGTTAGAAGCTCAGCATGTTTTAATGCACCAAGACACTAACATAGTTACTCCGGAGAAACCAGAAATAATTGTATAAGCAAGTATGTACATTTAGTTTGA